ATATGAGTCTTTGTTGCTCTTAGGAAGCCACATATCATAGTTTGTATAACCACTCTTGGCTTCATATTCCTTACCAGCAATACAATAGTCAAGGTACTTACCTTGGAATGGTGCTTCATTGTTGAATGCATCTACAAACTCTTCAATAGTATCATGTCTGTTATCTTGAGCATGAAACCAATCAGAGATATTCAAAGATGTAGTCAAATTCTTGAAGAACATCATTAGAGATCTGTCTCTGTTTACCTTTATTCCAGTTTTAGTTACACCATCTGCAAATGCATACTGGCTAGCTTTTACTCTACCAATCTGACCTGCATAGTGACCAGCTTCAGGATTATCTTTATCTAGCATAAAGCCTTCAAATCCATCAATTGGTTCTGTCTCAATATTCAATATCAAGTGCTTAGCACCATCAATAAATTTGAAATCTTCTAGTGCAATACTATTAATCTTCAAGGTGTGATTACCTGGAGAAATTGTTTTTGGTAGCCCAGAGCCACCTTCTGTACCCAAATCAGTTGTACTTAATCCCATTTTGTTTTTGTTTTAATTATTAATCAATAAATACTTTATCCCAGTAAGTTCTAAACTCACCATCTTCATCAACTTCAGAAACAATAATTTCTTGGTTCTTAAGATGATCAGGTCTAGCACCGCAGGAGACATCATCATTAGTCTTGAAACTCAAGATATTCTTGTTACCTTTTCTATAGAGATAACCAATGGCATCTGAGTTAGAGGTTGTAATTCTCTTCAGTTTACCAGTAAGATCTAAATCCATAGATGAAAAGGTACTACCAGCTTTCTCTAACTGAGTATCTTTTACGTGACCTACAAAGATTACATAAGGAGCCCAAGTTAGGATATAATCCATAACTTTTGTGAAAGCTTGTCTGGTCCAAAAATAACCAGAACCTTCAGGCAAACCTAAAATATTTCCATATTTTTCTTTACCTCCTCCTGGATTGAACCAGTTTTTACCCATAGGTGACTTGGAATAAAGTTGTTCAGCATACGGAATAATCATCTCTTCAAGAGCAGTAATAGTATCCACAGCAATATATTTGTATGGATAACCTGCTTCCTTGATAGCTTTACCAATCTCTCTGATATCTTCAAAGGTCTTGGCTTCTACTTTCATAGCATTCAAATACTTTGTACCTCCTTCTAAATCAAGAATCAAGCAATTCTCAAGTGTACTTAGTAAACTTGTCTTACCTATCTTAGGTTTAGAAAAAATAATAAGATTCTTAGGACTCTTACATTCAGGAGCTACCTTTGTTGTTGGCAATATAATTCCCATAATCAAGATTTAATTAAGTCATTTAACCACTTCTTATGGCTAACTGGTTTCTTCAATAAGATAGCAGCCAAGTCTCTTAGTGTAATTTGATTAAGAGGAGAGTCAGCATCTGGATCCATAATCTCATCAAAATCAGGGAACTGATTTGTAGTTTCTGGTTCATCTTTCTCTATCTCAATCTTAATTAACTCTGATACAGGTATAAGATATCTGTAGTTGCTAGCACTACCAGCAGTCTCAGTTCTCTCATACTCTTCATCATAATGAGGGTTAAATCTCCATTTGTAAAGTGTTCTGTTTGGATCCTCTGGCTCAAGTTCTATACTAGTAAACTCAGTATAGATGTCTTTACCTCTTTTAAACTCACTTGGAAATACTCCAATAAAGTGTTCAGTCTTACCTTTAGGTATGTAAGCACACTTAGGAACAAAAAATGGGCTGTCTTCCTGGATCATTTTGAACTTCCACTCATGGAACTTAATCAGCTCTTCAGTCTTCTCTTGTCTATTGACAGAGGAACTCTTAATTGATATACTCATATTTACATTATTTGGTTGTTAATCTTTTCTCCTGTTGAGGAGGTGTAATCATCTCTACAATCATCATCTTTTCAAATTCAGCACGAAAGAAGCTAAGTCTAGTGTCACCATTTCTACACTTAAGAAAATGAAGTACTATAACTCTGTCATCTTCAATAACAAACCTATCAGGACCATAATATCTAAACTTCTGCTTAGCAGGTCTATTAATGCCAATGACATTATCTGCATGTTGAAGAATAGCATCTGAACCAAATATGTCAGACTCAAGAACATAGTTACCATACTTACCATCTTCACTTCTCTCAGGATTATCTATGTTTCTATTCAACTGACTAAGTAGAATAAAAGCTATAGGATAAGTTCTCTTGAGTAGTGTAAGAGCTTCACCAAGATTGTTAAGCATGTCCTGCTTATCTTTCTCATATGGAGCTTTCTTAAATAGTAAAGAGTGATCAATAGTAATCAGCACCTTTGGAAAAATCATATTGTTGTTAGAATCATATTGTGCATGAAAAAACATGTAATCCCTAATTGTCTCCTTGAATTCATCTATTGTACAAGGTTTTTCTACTACATCTATTGGATACTTCACTTTTTGCTTTGCATAATCATAACATTTTTGTAAATCAGAATCAGATAATTTTCCATCAGCACTACATAAGTACTTATAAGACTTCCCTACAACACTGGAATACTCACGTATAGCAGATGTCCTAGCTAGCATTTCAAACTGAAACTGTAATACTCTAAAGTTTTCTCCAGGATTCAAAGGAAAAGATTCCCTCACAATCTGTTCTACAATAAGAGTCTTACCACTAGCAGGTCTACCACCAATTACATTAAGAGTATTCCATTCTATACCATCAGTTAATGCATCATTAAACTTTGGCCATGAAGTCCTTAAACTCTTAATTTGCCCGTGCATCCTACCTTGTAGGTACTTCAAGGAATCTTGAAAACCCTCCCTTTGACTATTCCATTTTTTCTTTGGAGTAGCCTTGTCTTTGTTATCCATAAATTATTAAGTATTTGCTATCTCAGCTTTTACTATCTCATAGAGTTTATGAAACAAACTCATGGTGAGTTCAATAAGTAAGTAACTTACAATACTCATTGGTACTATAAACCAATTAACAATGAGATAACCAAGCATTGAGCCAATTATGGCAATGGTTATTAATTTAAACTTATCAATCATACTACTTTTTCACTAAAATGATTTTCTTTATAATCAGCACTTCCATTCATAAAAGCTTCACAATAGTTAGCTAGCTCAGACTCAAATATTTTCTCTATGGCATTTTGTTTCCTGATAAAGTATTGAGAGGTTCTCATATACTTGTAACCAGTTCTTTCATACTCATCCACATACATACTTGTAGCTCCTAGTATTGTGTCCCAACTGTAATCATGAGTCTCAAAGAACCACTTGAAATTGTTCTCAAGATTCTTCTTATCAGACCTAGCATATTTACCAGATGGTAGCTTAAATTTAGGAAAAATTTCTAGATATGCATCTATTTTACTGCTATAATTTTCACCCATAATGTTAGCTGCACTCTTCTTTTTGCTACTAGTAAAGTAACTATCTAGTTCTTTAATTAATAGTGCAGATTTACTGGTTAAACTATTAGCTTCCGGGTTAATCCACTCACCTTCTAGCTTCTTAGCTTCTAGTGGTGCATTAATGAGATGGGGAACAATGTTATTCTTCTTACAGTATAGATAATACAACTGATTTGGAGTAAGATTATTCTTAATTAGCTTGTTAAAGATCTCTTCCATATTACCATTCAATATCAAAGTTATAACTCTTTTTTAAGATTTCTGCTGTCTTAACAAAAACATCTTTACTATCCCATTCAGCTAGGTTACTATAGTTTGCTGAAGCTGGATGTGTTACAAAGAACTTATAATTATTATCATTAACACAGTCAGACCACTCCTCTGCTTTCTTACCCATATAGATATAAACTAGACCAGGGTAATGCCAGGATAAATAGTCTAACAAGTAAGCTATAAATGGTCTCCAGACAAGATAGTGTTGACCTATTTTTCCTACTACAGTTGTGAGAGCTGTGTTAAGTAATAATACACCTTGATTAGACCATCTCTTTAGATCCATATCTCTTGATGCTTTTACTCCATTGTATACAGTTTTGTTTACAGCACCTAACATGTATTCTAAACTTGGTTGCATTTCTATAGTCTGACTTAGACTAAATGCTATACCATCAGCTTGCATATAACCTGGATATGGATCTTGACCTAGTATAACTACTTTAAGATCTGTTATAGGACATTCTTCAAATGCTCTGAACCAGTTCTTCATAGTTGGAGTAAATCTTTTACCATCCATAGATTGTCTTGCAAGCTTGGTAATA